AGTTAAAACAATAAACACAAAGGCTATAGATTTTAACAAAGCCACAGAAGTTAAGAAGGTCGCATAGTGGCCAATGTAGTCGTCTCGGCATTAGCCACCTGGAATGGTAAGGCTCTTAGAAAAGCCAAGCAAGATGTATCTGTATTTAATAAACAATTACAAGGTTTAGCACGAACCTTTGGCGTGGCATTTAGTGCAACAGCAATAGTCGCATTTAGCAAAAAGGCAGTTAAAGCATTTGCAGAGGATGAACTAGCAGCTAAATCTTTAGCCTTACAATTAGAAAACACAGGCAACGCATTCAGAGTTACTCAGGTCGAAGATTACATAAAAAGTTTAGAGAAAACCTATGCAATACTTACCGACTTACGCACACCATTTAAGACATTATTAAACGTTACTGGATCAGTAGATCTAGCACAGCGATCATTAGAGGCTGCATTAAATACAAGCGCAGGCACTGGTGAGAATTTAAACACAGTAGTTGCTGCTATCTCAGCTGGTATCAGAGGTCAGACTAAAGCAATTAAAAACCTTAACACAGGTATAGATGAAAGCATAATTGCTACAGGTGACATGAATAAAATCATGGAAGCACTTGAGGCACGTTTTTCTGGTCAAGCTGCAGCACGTTTAGATACTTACTCTGGCAAAATGGATGTACTTAAAAAGGGTGCAGACGAAGCAACTAAATCTATTGGTAGAGGTTTAATAGATGCATTAACCATATTAGGTGAAGATAGTTCAGTTGCTGGGTTAGCCACAGACTTTGAAAATATGGGCGACAATATTGCTTATGCCACTGTAGAGATGGCAAAGTTAATTAAAAAGTTTAGTGATCTAGTAGCTAATCCATCATTTAAAGCAGGTTTATTAGCTCTAGCTATTGCAAGTAAGAGTCCTAAAGCATTAATTGCTGTTATGGGTATTATCGGCACTAGTGCCGTAGGTGGAGCATTAACTAGTGCTAGAACAATTAGCCCAGAGCAAAACTCAGCATTAGGTAAAGTCAGATTATTAAACGCACGTATTGAAGCCAAGTTATCTGCAGCTAAAAAAGAAGAGTTTAGAATTTTAAATGCTAAGAATGCTATTGAGAATAAGAACGTAGAAGAGTTAAAAAAGAAGTTTGACTTAGAACGTATTGGATTAACACAAGCCTTAAATCTTGCCACCGATGAAGAAACTAAGTTACGTCTACGGGCTCAGTTAGCAATCCTAGACAATAACGAGGCTTTGGCTAAAAAAATATTGGCAGAAATGGAAGCAGCCGAGGCATTAAGAAAACTTGCAGAACAGGCTGCACTAGCTGGAAAGTCTTTAGAAGATTTTGCATTATTCAAAGTTAGAGCATTAAATACTAAAATAGATGATTATTTACAAAAAACCGCTTTAGAAATGGTACGGGCCTTAAATGCCCAGATAGCCGCACTCATAGCTTCTTTAGGTGGAGTAGGTAAAATAACTAAAGGCGGCGGCGATGATGATGGCGGCGGCGTAACTATTCCTTTGGGGGCAGAATACTTCCAAGATCTAGCAACTCAACTAGTAGGCACATCATCTTATGCTGGCATGAACGTGTCTCAAATTGCAACTGAAAGAGCTAGAGAATCAGGTAATAGATCTTTAGATGTAAACGTAAGAATTGATACACCATCTGGTGATAAGTTTGCACAATTAGTAGCCGAGAGTATTCAGGTCGCTGGTCGAAGCGGATATAACACAGCTCCGAATGGCGGCTTACCAGGATGACCGCACCTGTAGTAAATGCAGTAATAAATTTTAGCACTGGGCCTAGTTTTGCGCAGGCTCTTATTTTAGGATCAGGAATATTAGACACAAATATATTATCTGATTCTGTAGCTGTAATTGTAGACGTATCAGATCGCATAAATAGTATTGAAACTACTAGAGGTCGCACTGCATTATCAGATCAATTTCAAACAGGATCATTAACATTACGAATTGTAGATCAGTTAGGCGAGTTCAACCCCCAGAATTTATTGAGCCCCTATGCAGGTCTTTTAGATCCTATGAAGAAAGTGCAGATTACTGCTACATATAGTGGCGTTACTTATCCTATATTTTCAGGATTCATTACAAGTTATGTAACTACTTATCCTAGAGAAGCATCTGAGGATGTAGCAATAACTACAATACAAGCTGTAGATGCATTTAGATTAGCCCAGTTAGCACAGATCAGTACAGTTGCTGGTGCTAGCGCTGGAAATTTAAGCGGCACTCGTATTAATCAAATTCTTGACGAAATTGACTGGCCAGCAACAATGCGTGACGTGGATGCAGGATTAACTACGCTCCAGAACGATCCTGGCAGTAACCGCACAGCCTTACAAGCTCTTCAAGTATGCACCGAGTCCGAGTACGGAGCATTATATATTGATGCTAGCGGATCATTTGTATTCCAAGACAGGGGAGTCACCGCAAGTTCAATAGGTGGCGCAGTTACAGTTTTTGCAGATAATGGCACAGGCATTTTGTATAACAATGCAAGCTGGACATTAAACGATGTGCTTATATTCAATAAAGCTACTATTACCAGGGCTGGTGGTACCGCACAAGTAGCTATAAATCAAGCATCTATAGACAAGTATTTTTTACATAGTTATTTTTTAAATGATCTACTTATGCAAAGCGATTCAGTAGCACTCGACTATGCACAGGCTTACGTGGCCAGTAGAGCCGAAACCACGATTAGATGCGATGCTATTACCCTGGATCTTTATACCGAAAATTACAATACTGGCATTATAGCTGCCCTAGACCTAGAGTTCTTTGATCCGATTAAGGTTATTACCACCCAGCCAGGTGGCTCTACCATAGAGAAAACCTTGCAGATCTTTGGCACACGTAATTCAATTACACCGAATAGTTGGAAAACCACGTTCACGACATTAGAGCCAGTCATAGACGCATTTATCCTAAATGATACGATTTATGGCACTTTAGACTATAATGTCCTAAGTTACTAAGGAGTAAAAATGGCTGCAGGTTTAGGGTTTAAGGATTTTGCTACAGGCGAGGTACTCACCGCTGCCGATGTAGATGGTTATTTAATGCAGGGTATCTGGGTATTCGCAAGTACCGCAGCTAGAGATGCAGCCGTTACATCACCATCAGAAGGTAACTTTGCATTTACTAAAGATACTAATTCTTTGTGGTATTACGATGGCGCAGCATGGGTAGCATCAGGTGCAACAGGTGATATTGAAGGTGTAACAGCTGGTATAGGTATATCAGGTGGTGGCACTTCTGGCACAGTAACTGTAACTAACTCTATGGCCACAGCTATTGATGCTAAAGGTGATTTAGTAGCTGGTACTGGAGCAGATACATTCGCTAAATTAACTGTAGGTGCTAACGATACTATTCTTACAGCTGATTCAAGTACTGCAACTGGGTTAAAGTGGGCTACCCCTGCTGGTGGTGGTGGTATGACTTTATTGTCAACAACTACTTTATCAGGTGCAAGCACAACTATTTCAGTCACACCAACAGGATATTTAAATCTTTACATACTGGCAACGAAAGTAAATTGCGGAAGTAATGCTCGTTTGTATCTTGCACCAAACGGACAAACAAGTATAAGTCAAACTGCTGGTTTATTAAATTATACAGCGGGCTTACAAACTGACAACTTTAATCTTGACTATATTAAGACAAACGATCTTAAAGCCGCAGAAACTAACAATAGTTTTGTTTATGAGATATTTAATGTTAATTCTACTACTGAATATAAAAATTGGTCTGGTGTTTTTGGTTTTGAAGATTCAAGTAATAGACTTTCGGCACAATCGGGAAGTGGAATTATACGCACTAATTCTGCGATTTCTTCATTAGTGTTTTCGCCAGCCGCTGGCACTTTTTCAGGTGGCACAGTTCTAGTGTATGGGGTCAAATAATGAGTAAACCAATGATAAGAATACATAACACAGAAACAAATGAAGTTATCGATCGTGAAATGACTGATGCTGAATTCAAACAATATGAGATAGACCAAGCGGCAAATGCAGCCACAAAAGCCGAAGCCGAAGCAAAGGCAACTGCCAAAGCAGCACTGTTAAACAAACTTGGTATTACAGCCGAAGAAGCGCAGCTACTTCTTTCATAATGAAACCTTGGCTATGTGCAGCTGGTACACAGTTAAGGGATCAAATTGATACCTGGTACCCAGATCGTCGCTCTACCAGTGATGGGTGGTTGGGTGATGCTCGTCATTCCGCCAGAAAATCGGATCATAATCCAGATGCAGGAATTGTCAGAGCCCTTGATGTGGATTCTCGCTTGGATTCATCCGAGGGGCTCTCAGTATATTTGGCTGACCAAATCAGAATCTGTGCAAAAACCGATAAGCGCATATCTTACGTAATTCATAATGGCATGATCGCTAGCAAGATACTTAATTTTAAGTGGCGTAAATACAAGGGCTTTAACAAACATACAAAGCACATACATATCAGCTTTACAAAGTTAGGCGATAAAGATAGCAAGCCGTTTGATATACCACTACTAGGGGGTAACATATGAAGATAAGTAAAAAGCAGAAGGCAATACTTAAATCCTACGCACGTGGCGTATTGGTATCGTTGTTATCATTCTTAGCCAGTAATGAGTTAGGACTAGACCCAGCACTGTCTGTAGTAATTGCAGCATTAGCAGGGCCAGCAGCTAGGGCTTTAGACAAATCCGATGTTATCGGTACTAATGAAAAATGAGTCCAGAACAGTGGGCTGGCTTCATAGCTGGCGGTTGCGCCGTGCTAACAAGCGTGCTAATAGGATTACGTTTTTTAGTTAAGGGCTGGCTAAACGAATTACGTCCTAATGGTGGCTCAAGCATGAAGGATCAGTTAACAAGATTAGAACAGCGTGTCGATGATCTTTATTCTCTAATAGTTAAGCGACAATAGTAGTATGGCTGATACAAGGCGTAAGCGTAAGAAGATAAATAAGCGCATTGTGCGCAAATCACCTGAGCCATTATCTAAACTAGATCAGCATTATATTGCTATGAATGAGATCTATAAGGCTGCACGTAAGGCTGGTTTTAGCGAGAGCTGTAGCTTGTATTTTGTATCAGACAGGGCGACTATGCCAGACTGGGTTATTGGTGATGGCGGCATCATACCTAGTATCGATCCTACGGAAGAAGATGACAATTAGGTGGCTCGTAATATCAGATTTACAAATTCCATACCATCATGAGCAGGCAGTCAAG